ATTGTTGCTTGGTCAGGAAGTGCAGGATCTCTTCCTTCTGGTTATTTCTTATGCGATGGTTCAGCGATTAGTAGATCTACATATGCAGCTCTATTCGCCATTGTTGGAACAACTCATGGTTCTGGAAATGGATCATCTACATTTAACATCCCTGATTTAAGAGATAGATTTATACTTGGTGCGTCTAATAGCACAGGGGATACCTCTTATCCTGGTGTTTCACCAGGTGCCACAGGTGGTTCTGCTAATGCAACCTTAGTATCACACAGTCATACTATAAACAATCATACTCACTCATTTAGTGGTACTACTGATAATCCAGGTAATCACAATCACAGCTATAATCAACCTAATTTCACGACCTATGCTTTCACTGGTGGTAACGGTAGTCAAAGAAGTCAGGGTACCTCTGGTGCTTCTACAGGTGGAGCTGGTGGTCACACTCACTCAGTTAGTGGTACAACTGGTAATCCAAGTAATACAGGAACTAACTCTCAGGGTTCATCTGCGACTAATGCTAACTTACCACCATACTATGCTCTTGCGTATATAATCCAATATGCTCAAGGTGGTAGCACCGCTAAAGGTCAGAAGGGTGAGCAAGGTGCTACAGGTTCTGGTGGTAGCACTGGTGATAAAGGACAAAAAGGTGAAGTAGGTGACAAGGGTGCAGCATCATCAGTTCAAGGACCAGCAGGTGATAAAGGTCAGAAAGGTGAGGTAGGTGCTACAGGATCTGGAGGTTCCACAGGTTCTGCTGGAGCAAAAGGTCAGAAAGGTGAAATAGGTACAACAGGTGATAAGGGTCAGAAGGGAGAAATTGGATCTACAGGTTCAACTGGTTCAGCAGGAAGTGATGGATCTGATGGTGATAAAGGTCAGAAAGGTGAAATAGGAACAAAAGGTGAAGTAGGTACACTTGCAACCGCTGTCGTTAAGAAAGTAAGAACCGCTTCATTATCAGGAACATATCAGCTTTCCAATGGTGGTTCTTGGACTAATGCAGTTCAAATTCCATCATTCACTCCAAACTCCACAAACTCAGTATTTCTTATTACTATTACTATTGGAGGTTTTTCGAGATGGACTGGAACTGGTGCAGCGTGGGGACAGATGAGAATACGTGATGCAACTGATAATGGTAATATTGATGGAATAGAAACTCTTAAAAACACTGCGGATGATGCTGGAGCACATTCTTTCTCACTTATAGACACAAAAGGAGGAACCACTAATAGAAATTATGCAGTTCAGTTGAATAGTGGTAATAATAATGGTCTTCCTCAAATCAGTAATGTAAGAATGATGTGTATTGAACTTGATACAAGTGTATAATAAATATTGACATGGCAATAGATTTTCCAAATTCACCAAATACAGGAGACGTGCACTCTGATGGAGGAGCGAGTTGGAGGTGGAGTGGATATGCATGGAGAAGAATACCAGATCCTGGTGCGAAAGGAGAACCAGGTGAAAAGGGTCAAAAGGGAGAAATAGGTTCAACAGGAAGTCAAGGAGATAAAGGAGAGAAAGGTGCTCCATCGACTGTAGCAGGACCTCAAGGTCAGAAAGGTGAAGCAGGTGACAAAGGTGCAAATGGCACCACTGGTACTGATGGTGATAAAGGTCAAAAAGGAGAACCATCTACAGTTGCTGGTGATAAGGGAGATAAAGGAGATAAGGGTGGAACAGGTGCAGGTACAAAGGGAGAAAAAGGTGCTGGATCATCTGTTACAATTGGTGTAAGTCCTCCAACATCACCAACTCCTGTTGCTGGTGATATGTGGTGGGATAGTGATGATGCTGACCTTCATGTATATTATAATGATGGTAATAGTGCTCAGTGGGTATCAGTTACATCATCTGCTGCATTGAAGGGTCAGACTGGAGATAAAGGTCAGAAAGGTGAAAAGGGAGAAAAAGGTCAAAAAGGTGAGATAGGAGAGAAAGGAACTAAAGGTGAAATTGGTGCTACTGGAGGGACTGGTGGTACAGGTCAAAAAGGACAGAAAGGTCAAGATGGTAATGATGCAACTGGAACAAAAGGACAGAAAGGAGAAAAGGGTGAGATAGGTTCGACAGGTGGTACGGGAGGAACTGGTGCAAAAGGAGAACCAGGTGCTGGTGGTTCCGATGGAGCTGATGGAGACAAAGGACAAAAGGGTGCATCAGGAACTGACGCAAGTTTACCATCTGGTGTTATAGTCGTATGGTCTGGTGCTGCAAATGCGATACCATCAGGATGGTATTTGTGTAATGGATCAAATGGCACACCAGATTTAAGAGGTAGATTTGTTGTAGGTTATAGTAATACTGATAGTGACTATGATGTGGGTGATACAGGTGGAGCTAAGGATGTTATATTATCTGCTGCTCAAATGCCTAATCACGCACACTACTTTAGTACTACCACTAGTGGTGGTGATCACGTTCATCAATACATTGACCAGTATGTTGTTATTAACGCTGGATATAGACCTTGGCCTGCAAACAATAATGATTGTCAACAAAGAAATGTTAATACCTCTGGAAGTGGTGCTCACTCTCACACAGTTACAGGTACAACTAATCAAGAGGGTGGAGGAGCTGCTCATGAGAACAGACCACCATATTATGCCCTTTGTTACATTATGAAATCTTAAATAAATATTGACATGGCAGCATTCGATTTTCCAAACAGTCCAAGTAATGGTCAAACCTATTCAGCGAATGGTATTGACTGGATTTATAATGGCAACGTATGGAAGAAAGATGCTACAGCAGGTGTAAAAGGACAAAAAGGTGAGAAAGGACAAAAAGGAGAAGGTGATAAGGGTCAAAAAGGAGAGGATAATTCAACAAAAGGGGAAAAAGGAGAGACTGGTGCTGCAGCATCTAAAGGGCAGAAAGGAGAAATAGGAAATACAGGAGGCACAGGAGGAACTGGTGCACAAGGTGATAAAGGTCAAAAAGGAGAGATAGGTGTCACAGGAACTGTATTTACCTCTGGAACAAGAATGTTATTCCAACAAACATCAGCACCGACTGGTTGGACAAAAGACACCTCTCGTAATAACCGAGCATTGAGAATTGTATCTGGAAGTGTTGGTGATGGTGGTGGTGATACATTTTCTAGTAGATTCAATTCTACCGTAAATACAGGAAATGGTTCAGTTTCTAGTCACACTCTAACAGAGTCACAAATACCAAGTCACTATCACTATGCATTTAGATCAGGAAATCATGGTCAAAATCGTACTGGTTCAAATTTGAGTTCTAACAACTATCCTGGTTCTGGTTCTGGTGCATCCAATCTTTATGAAGGTTATAATATTAGTCGTAGTAACTCTGTACCAGACGTTGGTAGAACATCATCTGTAGGTAGTGGTAGTGGTCACAGTCACGGGTTTACAAATCCTAGCTTTAACTTGAATGTTTTGTATACAGATGTTATAATAGCTCAGAAGAATTAATTATGAAACTTGAACAGGGAAAATTTTGCCCACTTATAGGTGAGGATTGTCTAGGATTGAAATGCTCTTGGTTTACTCAAATTAGAGGAACTCATCCTCAAACTGGTCAGGAGATAGATGAATGGGGATGTGCAGTAACTTGGGTGCCAACCTTATTGATTGAAAATTCACAACAACAAAGACAAACTGGTGCTGCTGTGGAGTCATTTAGAAATGAAACTTTGAGTAGAATATCACAAACAATTAGTATGAAAAAAATTGATGAACCAATAAATGAGTTGGAAGGTGATCATGAACTTTAATCAAACAATCAATCCTCCAGAAGTTTTCCTGAATGAGGACTTTATAGGAGTGTGGGATAATGTGATATTAGATGATTTTAATGATCTTATTATTAAGATGTTAGATGAGTCAACTCAAATTATTCCGAGAAGCAACACAAGTGTAAAGGATGCTCAATTAGATATTGCTGCTTTCAACCCTATGATATCAAATCATATTATGTGTGCAGTACGAACTTGCTTAGAACAATATATGGATTGGTATCCGTATTTAAAAAATTTTAATTATCATAGCACTACTTGTTTACTACAAAAAACAAAACCAACAGAAGGATATCATGATTGGCATTCAGAGTCAAATAATATTGCCTGTGCTAATCGAACTTTAGTTTGGTCAGTGTATTTTAATGATTTGGAGGATAGTGGTGAAACAGAATTTCTTTATCAAAAACAAAAAGTAAAACCAAAAGCAGGTAGAGTATTAATTTTTCCTGGTTCTTTCACTCATTTGCATAGAGGAAATCCACCATATAAATCAAAATATATTGCAACTGGGTGGTTGGCTAGTAATGATCAAAATAATATCTTACTATAGTATAAATATCTAGAAACAACAAATAAATTATGGAAGTTGATTATTCTTCAATAAAGGAAAATTTTGGAACTGATTATGTTGGTGCTCTCCGACATATGAGGGATATTTTATTGAAGGAAAGTGATTGGACACAGTTTACAGATTCACCTTTGACAGACTCAAAAAAAACGGAGTGGAAAACTTACCGTCAAAGTCTAAGAGATTTACCAGCGACTGAGTCTGATCCAGAGAACGCAACTTTCCCTACTAAACCATCTTAAATGGCAGCAAATTTTCCTAATAGTCCTAGTACGAATGATACATTTACAGAGAGTGGTTTAACATTTGTCTGGAATGGTTCTGCGTGGAAATTAAATTCATCTTCAGGAACAAAGGGAGAAAAAGGACAGAAGGGAGAAGTTGGTGTTACAGGAAGTAAGGGTGAAAAAGGACAAAAGGGAGAAGTTGGAGATAAGGGTCAGAAGGGTGAAATTGGATCTGATGGTGGAACTGGTTCAACAGGTGCTAAAGGTCAGAAAGGTGAAGTAGGTGCTACTGGAGGAACTGGTGGCACAGGATCAACAGGAGATAAAGGACAAAAAGGTCAGAAAGGTGAAATAGGTGCTACAGGAGCTGGAGGTTCAACAGGATCAACAGGTGCTAAAGGTCAAAAAGGAGAAGTAGGTGCTACAGGTGCTGCTGGAGGAACTGGTAACACAGGATCAACAGGTGCTAAAGGTCAAAAAGGAGAAGCATCAACAGTTGCGGGTGATAAAGGTCAGAAAGGTGAAATAGGATCTACTGGTGATAAAGGAGCAACTGGTGCTGGTGATAAAGGTCAAAAAGGTGAAGATGGACCACAAGGTGGAGGTGCACCAGTTGGTCAGATTGTTGCTTGGTCAGGCAGTGCAAGTTCTTTACCTACAGGTTATTTCTTATGTGATGGTTCTGCAATTAGTAGAACTACGTACGCAGCTTTATATACTGTTGTTGGAACAACTCATGGTGCTGGAAATGGATCAACTACGTTCAACATTCCAGATTTAAGAGATAGATTTGTAGTTGGTGCGAGTTCTAGTGGTGGATACAGTGTTGGTAATACAGGTGGTTCAAAAGATGCAGTATTAGTTACTCACACTCATAATCTACAGAATCACGTTCATGGTATTAATTTAACCACTAATGATCCAGGCAATCATACTCACGGTATTCCTAAAGGTCGTGGAGGTTCACAGGCATCTATAAGTCATTATGTATCTGGTACAACTGTTGAACAAACTCAAGGTACGTTTGCAACTACTAGCGGTGGTTCACACTCTCATACGGTTAGCGGTAACACTGGAACTCCAGCCACTAACACAACAGATACATTAGGTGAGTCCGCAACAAATAAAAATCTACCACCATATTATGCTCTTGCTTATATAATTCAATTTTCTCAAGGTGGAGAGACTGCAAAGGGTCAGAAAGGTGAAACAGGTTCTACTGGTTCAACAGGTTCCACTGGTGACAAAGGACAGAAAGGTGAAGCAGGTGATAAGGGTGCTGCTTCATCTGTTCAAGGACCAACAGGTGATAAAGGTCAAAAAGGAGAAATAGGTGCTACAGGATCTGGAGGTTCAACAGGATCTACAGGTGCCAAAGGTCAAAAAGGTGAGATAGGTTCAACTGGTTCAACTGGTTCAACTGGTTCTGCTGGTAGTGATGGATCTGATGGAGATAAAGGACAAAAAGGAGAGGTAGGTGCTCAAGGATCAACAGGTGCCTCTGGTCCTGCTACCGTACCTCAAATTAAAAAAGCAGAAAATACGGCTCAGTTTTATACTTCTAATAGTAGTACACACACTAGAGTTACATTAACATTAACTGGTGTAGATAGTAGTTCACACGTTTTAGTGCTTTGGCGTGGTGAAATATTTTCTGGTTCTGGTACTGGTGCAAATTGCACCACTTTCTTAGATGGTGGTAGTTTTGCTGGTGGAAGCACCAGTGGTACTCATAATGTTCAGAATTGGGCTGGTTTTAATGATATGGTCATTGATACTGGTAGTGGTACAACTAGAACTTATAATATTAAATTTAAGAAGAATTCTGGTGCACAAGCATATTTCAGAAATGGTTACTTATTTGCTATGGAAATGAAACCAAATTAACCTCAATAAATAATTAAAAAGTATGCAACAGATCAGAAGGAGTGATGGGCAGATAATTCTACCTATGTTTTCTACAGATGAAAAAGTCGGACTTTCAACTGCGACTGGTTCAATGATATACAATATTGATACAAATAATATTGAATATTATAATGGGTCAAGTTGGAAAGAATTATAATAGATTGACAAAAAATATACATATGATATAATAGAACATTCATAACTGACATGGACGATTTTATTTTAAGAGTTGAAATTGACATTTGCTCTCGTTCCTTCTCCTTACTAAGCGAAAATGGAGATAGTAGATTAATTAAGTGTGATACAAAGGAGGAATTTATAAGAATATTGAGAGTATGTGATGAATTACTTTTACCAGACCAAGTAGTTTACAAGGAATTAGCAACTCAAAAGGACAAATAATAAAACAATGACTTGACTAGGAAGCTAAATAGACCTAGTATTGCATGGTTTCGCCATCAAATTTATAGTAGATAAAAAAGATGCCTCTTAATAAGTTAGAGAATTTTATAAAGAATACAGAAGGACGAATTCTTTATGTAAATCCAAATGATCTTGATTCAACCGATGGAATTGAAAATCAAGGTAATTCGTTAACCAAACCCTTCAAAACAATACAGAGAGCACTCATTGAGGCTGCTAGATTTTCATATCTAAGAGGAAATGATAACGACTTAGTAGAAAGAACAACAATACTTTTATATCCTGGTGAGCATATAGTTGATAATAGACCTGGTTTTGGAATAAGAAATGATGGTGGTTCACCAAAAGCAATCAGTCCAGCGGGAGCAGCAACAGGAGCAACTAATACTTTATCACTTACACTAGATTCTAATTTTGATTTAACTCAAGAAGATAATATACTTTACAAATTTAATAGTGTAAATGGAGGTGTTATAGTACCTAGAGGAACATCTATTGTAGGATTAGACTTAAGAAAAACAAAAATAAGACCAAAATATGTTCCTAACCCCACTGATATTAATTCTCGTCAGACCTCTTTATTCAGAATAACAGGTGCTTGCTATTTCTGGCAATTCACTATCTTTGATGGTGATGAGACTGGAATCGTGTATACAGATCCAAGTGATTTTAGTATAAACAATCAGTCAAAACCCACATTCTCACACCATAAAGTAACTTGTTTTGAATATGCTGATGGAGTTAACACTTTCGATCAATTCAGTGGACTAACTGATTTAGACATTTATTATAGTAAATTAACAAACGCATTTAACAGGGCATCTGGTCGTGATATTGATAACAAATATCCAAGTTCACCAAAGGGATTTGCACCTCAGAGACCAGAATTTGAAATTGTCGGTGCTTTTGCAACTGACCCACTTAATATCACAAATATAGAGAGTGGTGATGGTGCAACACCTGGTCAACAAGTTACAGTCACGACATCAGTTCCTCACAATTTAACAGGAGGAACACCAATAAAAATTCGTGGTGTTAATGTTCCTGACTATAATATTTCCACAAAGGTTGGAAGTGTTATATCAACAACTCAATTTACGTATCTTTTACCATTTGTGAGACCAAATCTTCCAGCAGGATCTGCTGGTGGATTAAGTAGTGCTAATGCACAAGTATTGGTTGAAACTGATACTGTAACTGGTGCATCACCATACATCTTCAATATATCATTGCGTTCTGTCTTTGGTATGCAGGGAATGCATGCTGATGGTGCAAAGGCAACAGGATTCAAATCAATGGTTGTAGCACAGTTTACTGCTGTATCACTACAGAAAGATGATAGAGCATTCGTTAAATATGATGCAACCAATAGAACGTATAGTGGTATTCAATTCTCAAAACAAACAGGAGAACTGTTATCATCTGAGTCATCATCAACTAATCCAAATACCGTTTATCACCTAGATCAAGAAGCAAATTATAGAAAAGGTTGGAGAACAAGTCACATTAAAGTAAGCAATGATGCAGTTGTGCAGGTTGTATCAGTATTTGCGATTGGTTTCCATAGTCATTTCAATATGATAGATGGTTCTGACGCATCAATTACTAACTCTAACTCTAACTTTGGTACTTTTGCTCTCGCTGCTGAAGGATTTAAGAAAGAAGCATTTGCGAAAGATGATAAAGGTTTTGTCACATCCATAATCACACCGAGATCTGTTGTTACTAAGGATCAAAAGATAGAATTTTTACAGATTGATGTTGATGGTAGTAAAACAGATGATACAAAATTATACTTCTTTGGACAAACTGC